ACAAGTCCGCAGTGTGTTCCAACTTGTGAAAAGGCAAACGTAAATGGTTGACCAACAAAACGTTGTGTAAATAAAGCTGTATCAGTCCACACATAGATTGCATCTCTACCACGAATAGCTCCTCTGATCTGTGATCCGTCGGCCAGTCTTTGTGTGCCGGCTGTATTGGTTGCTGTAGGTGTGTATGTATTAATATCTTCTTGATCAGAGAATCTAATAAACATATCATCTTGTGTAGATGTATCACCTATAGTTGTTTCTGTACCAAAGAATACCAAGTGACGATCCGGTGTAGATACAACCATGTGTCTTGATGCAGTAGGTGCGCCAGTTATAATTGCAGCTCTAGTTTCAGTAGCATTTGATAAACTAGAGTCCCACGAAAAGACCGCACTATCATGTATTAAACAAATTGCTTTGTCACCAAAATTATCAATAGACCACATACCTGGTTCTAATACTAAGTCACCAGATGCTGCCTCACCCCATGCAACAAACTCGGATGAGTCTGTAACCGTGGCACCATCAGAGTGTCCTGATCTGGTAGAGTTTCTAACGGCTCTTGTAATACCGGTTAAATTATTTCCAGAAACTCCTGTATAAGAAATTTCTTCATTACCCACTTGAATAAAGTTTGTGCCTGAACTTGGAAATTGTGAAGCATCAGTTAAAGTAATAGATGTTCCTGATCCACCTGTTCCTGCGGTATCATCTAACAACGCTCCATTTAAAGTTGTAGTTCTTGCAGATGTATCTTCACCACTCCAAGATCCTAAACCCCAACCAAAACCTTTTGCCTGCACTGCTGGTCCAACAGGATA